CTACCTGATACACTTAATCCTGTACTTCCTGTAGAAAAAGCTACAGAACTTACTGTTCCTGTATTACCTCCAGTAGAAGCAATTTCAGTTACTGCGCCACCTGAATTTTTAAAAAATAATTTACCATCATTGGTATTAATAGCGAGTTCCCCATCAGCTAAGTCAGATGCGCTTGGTGTAGCTGCTGCGGTTGAACTCCTATAAAGTTGTATTGGGGTATACCCTGTTTCAGCCATGTTGTTCTCCGTTTATAAAAAAGTAATAAGTGATCATGAAAATGTCCCTCCTGATATTCCTGTTGTAGCTGTTACAGTAGTAAATTTACCTGTAGTAGCTGTTGTTGCTCCAATAGGTGCATTATCTACTGTACCGCCAACTATAGCAGGAGCGATTGTTGAATCTAATTTAGCGGTAGTAACTGCTCCGTTGTTTATTTTAACAGTTGTTACAGCATCAGTTGCTAGTTTTGGTGTCGTAATTGAACCATCTGCTATATCTGATGAAGTTAGTGGTCTTGCTGTAGGTGCATTACCTATATACGGATTTGCCATTATGTTATCTCCAATATTGAGAGGATCGCATCTACTGAACTTGCTGTATCTGAATTAACTTTTATTGAATCCCCTGTGTTTAAAACAATTTTTTGATTTCCTCCAATAGGAACTAATGCTCCTCCTGTTGGAATAGGTGCGTCTTTAACAACATATGTGTCATTTGCTCCATCATTTAATGTTACATCTATATTTACAGTAGATGCAGTGGTATTGGCTACTGTTAAACCTATAACTGTAGTTTCTGTAGAAGCACCTACTGTATAACCGCCTACGACAGTCAGAGCTGTTCCTATGTCTCTTGACATTTTATTTAAAAAAGCATTTGCCATTTTATCTCCTTATCCTAAAGCTATTGCTAAAGCAATAACATCATCAGTTGTTACTCCACTACCTGCTTGGGATACCCATGCAGAACCATTACTTGTTAATACATTACCAGAAGTGCCAGGAGAAGTTAATCCTGTTCCTCCATTTGCTGGAATTAATGTACCTGCTAAAGTTACATCACCTGTAGTTAAAGTGTTAGGTGTTAAACCTGTTGAGCCACCACTAACTGCTGTTACACCTGCAGAAGTAGCAGTTACCCAAACATATGCTGAACCATCCCATTTTAAATAACTATTAGCAGAACTTGGAGCTGGTGTAAATGCAGTAGTATCTGCTGCAGTTTGGTAAGGTATTTGATTTGCTGCTCCTCCTGCTAAATTAGCAATGGTAGTTAAAACTACTGCTCCAGTTTGCCCATTAACTGAAGTTACTGTGTTACTTTGATCAAGTTTTTGCCAAGCTGTTCCGTTATAAACAGCCCAATCACCTACTTGCCAATCAGTTATACCGTCAAGATTAGTAGTACCTGCAACACTTACTATATAATAATAACCAGAAACACCAACTCCTGAAGCCAAAGTAGGAGTATTTGTAGAAGCATTCCAAGTTCCTTGAAAAGTTAAACCACTTTGAAAGCTAGTAGTAGAAATAGCTGTTATAACACCCTTAGCATTAATGGTTAAAACAGGTATAGCTGTTGCTGAACCGTAAGATCCTGCAGATGCTCCTGAAGCAGGTAAATCAGCATTGACTAAATTTCTAAATGCTGTTGGTGCAGCAGGACCTGATGCAGGACCGCCATATAATAAATTGGCAGCTTGATCTGTTTGAATTAAGGCTGATCCCCAAGTCGGAGCACCAGTACCTCCTGATATAAGAACTTGACCTGATAAACCTGCAGGACCTAAACCTATATCAGAACCTCCGCCATAAGCTATACCGCCAGGAGTTGAGGTGTTACTTTTACCTGTACCTCCTTGATCAATAGGTAATAAACCATCTATTTGATCTGCATTTCCAAGATCTACAGGAGGATGTCTATGATCTCCTCTTGATAATTCAACATTTGTTCCTGAATTACCTCCTGTTGTACCTGTTAAAGGTACATCATCTTCAAAATCAGCAGTTAAAGTTACATCAGAACTTAAGCTACCTCCTCCTTCTAAACCTGCTCCTGCTATTACTTGTCGTGTATCAGGAACACTACCGCTTGAACTAGCTGATATTTCTGTTACAGCTGTTACTCTTCCTGTAGAATCTACAGTTACAACAGGTATTGTTGTAGCATCGCCATATGTTCCTGGTGTAGCTCCTGAGCTGGCAAGTTGAGTAGTTCCTACTCCGCCATTAGCTATACTTAAAGTTACATCAGTACTTAAAGGTCCTCCTCCAGTCATTCCTGTTCCTGCTATAACTTGTCTAGTAGTAGGAACTCCAGAAACTTGTAAAAGATCTCCTGCACGAATTTGATAACTAACTCCTTCAAAAGTGAATAAAAGTAAACCATCAGCAGATGCTGTAGGTGCAGTAGGTAATTGAGTAACTCTACTCGGTATTAAATTACTTGGGACATCAGACATTATTCCATCTCCAGATATTTATCGCCATCTTCTTGAATAACAAAGCCGTCTCCATCCTCTTGAATAACTCCAGCAGGATGGGTGTCAATATTAGTATCAGGACGATTAAATGGTAAAACAATTTGATCAGGTCTTCTAGGAGGTAATAAATATGGATCATATTCATCTTTATCTTCTTTACATACCATTAATCCTGGAAAATTAGGATCAGGTTCTAAATCTGCTAAAAAGAATTTTTTAGAACATCTTCCACATATTCCTATTCCAAATGTTGGTTGACCTTCAGGATTTAAATAAATACTCATGCTGTATAAACTCCTATTCCTGGGTTAATTTCAATAGGTGAACCATCATTATCACCATCCCAGGCTCGTTGAATACTTTGAGTAGCTCTTAATTCTAATTGAGGTATTAATTCTCCTGGAGCAGTAGGTGTTTCAGCACATACTCTAGCAGCTAAGCCATTTATAATAGCTTCTAACCACCTGTTGGGTATTTCAATTTCTTGCTGTAAATTATCTGTGTCCATTATTTGTCTATGTCGCCATAACACTAATTGATATTTTTCTGCAGCAGCATTAGGTGCTGGCCAAAGATTAACTACAGGCTGAGGAATATTCCTTTGATAATAAAAACTAGTCGGTCTTCCAGCAAATACTAAGTTACTTTGATTAACATAATTATCTCTACTTAATATTCCCATAGGAATAGCTTGAGGCATATTACCTAAGGTTATAGAGGTATAAGATATTGTAGAAACACCATCAGTAGGAATAATTTTAAAATATTGTTTAGCTAAAGCTCCTGTTATTTCAATCCAAGTTATATCACCTGCTACTGCTGTGTTATTAGTAGCGATATTTTTACCATCAAAAATAGCTACAGTAGTCCAAGTTACATTATCAGGACTAGTTTGAATAGTTACAGGAATAGCTGTATTAGACCATTTTATTCCTACTTCATTAACTACCGTAGCTGAAGTAAAATTAACTTGATATAAAGTATTAGTAGAAGTAACTGCACCACTTAGTTCTTGTAAAATATTAAGATTAAGATTTAATACATCTACTGTTCCAGCAGGTAAAGTTACGATTTGATTATTTTCATAAAAAGGAAGTATTTGTTTTTCAACACACCAGCTCGGTGTTTTAATATTAGCTAGTTCATCTAAAAAGAAAGCTAAGCTATCTAAAGCATAATCTTGCATTTCTGCAGTAATTGCTTGAGCAGGTAATTTACATCTTCTAAAAGCATGATCTACTACTTTTAAAGCATTAAAAGTTTTAATACTTATATTATTAGAATATGCCATATCATTTTATCCATTTATACTTATAATGGTCAGACTGATACAGCAGACCCTTTTGTTAATTCATAATTATGACCAGGAGTTTTTCATAGTTCCCATCTTTTTGAAACCAGCTAAAGCATCATCTCTATTACCTTTATCCATAGTGTCTACTGATGCATACTTTCTGCGACCCAGAGATTTCTCCATACCTGCGCTTTCATCTCTTCTATCTTTAAAAGATTGTTTCTTGGTAGACTCTTTGCCGTCTCTCATTCCTAATGATTCATCAAGTTTATCATTATAACCTTGACCGCCTTTAGCATAACCTTTTGCTTTTTTCATAGTAGTTGATCCTCCTGTTGCTTTTTTCATACCTGCAAAAGTTTCTGCAAGTTTTGCTCTTTTTTGTGTTTTACCCGATGGTTTAGGTCCACCAGGGGTAGCTGATTTACCATCAGCAACTCTTTTAATTTTATTTTTGGGAATGTTTTGTCCTTCTTTAACATCCATATACTCTCTAAGTGCTCCTGGTTTTTTAACTGCACCTTTAATCCAGTCATCTTTACCACCACCTTTTTTAGCACCCATAGCACCTCTTTTGATTTCATACTCAGCTTCATCACGAAGTCTTCCTAGTTCATCTGTAGCATTTCTTTTACGAGAACCTACTCTCGCTAGTTGTTGCTTTTTATCTCTTCTTTCTTGAGCATCGTTAGATCTTCTAGTTTTTACTCTTCTTAATTCATCTGCTGCATCGTCTTGTACACCAATTACTCGTGCTTCTTCGTCTCTTATATTTTTAAGAGCTTTGGTTCTACCACCTCTGTTCATTTTACGAGGTGCAGATGATTTTGTATATCCTGCGTCGCTTGGAAATTCAAAATCTTTTACATATTTTATTGTCATTATGCTATTACTCCATAAGTTTTTATACCTTCTATTATTAAAGTATAACCATCTCCTGCTGTTGCTCCTCTGGTACTTATAGCTACATCTCCAGCAGCATTTGCTGTTCCTGTTGCATTATAAGTTAGTCCTCCAAAAGTATCATAAGGTACATCATAAAGTTGATCTTCTGGTAAAGTTACTATTAAAGCATCATTTGCTGGAGTAGGGTCTCCTACCCAATAAAGGTCTACAGCCATTCCTGAAGTTTGACACCAAATTTTATTAATTTTGATACCATTACAAGGAAAGTTGTCATCACTTCTTGCTAGTCCTGATACATCAATTTTTGTAACTTTACTTTCGCCAGTACCGTCAGAGAGATTAGTATATTTACCAATGAATAATCTTTCGCCATCCATGATAACTTGAGTTGCTACTGCATCTGTCATAACTATTTCTCCTTTCTGACAGCTCTCACAAAACCTGCTCTAGCATATTTATCTATAACTTTTTTAACTTTAGTTTTAGGTTCTTCTGCTTTAGCTTTAGTTTTAGTTTTAGCTTTAGTTTTTACCATTTATAACTCCTAAGATAGGTTGTTATTTTGTGCATAAAGAACAGTACAAGAAGCAACACCTGTTGTTCCGTCACCAGTAGCACCTGTAAAATCAGCAAGAACTTCTAAATCAGTTGTTCCTACATTAGTAGCTTCTGTGTCTAAAGTTCCGTGTGTTGTTCCTAATGCTTTAGTGTTGATACCATCTAAAAAAGCATCTGCATCTGCTGAAGTTCCTACATCAATAGTTGCTGCTCCACTATCATTACCAACTGTTGTTACATTTAAAATAACATCTACAATTTGTGAATTAGCAGGTATTATTGCTACTCTTTGATTAAGTTGACTAGCTCCTGTAATGTTTACCATTATTGCTTGCGACATTAAAACTGAACCCACATTAGCAACATTTGTGCCAATATCGCTTCCTGTTGTAGCAGCTATTGTACCAGCTTTTACTGGTCCTGAAAAAGTTGTTGTTCCCATTTTATTTCTCCTCACATGCGAGTTAATAAATATATATCTGTCTGCATGTCGTCAGTCTAGGGTAACTGTCAGATATATATGTTAAATTCCCTAATTTAGATTCCTCCCACCGTAAGATGAGAGGAATCTGTTTTAGTCTTATACTCCAGGAGTTCCGAAGACCGCTCTTGGGTCTGTCCATCCTACAGTATATCTTTCGGTTGCTTTATAACGCATTGAGTCTGTTGCAAAGTCACCTTCCATAGATTTCTCTAATCCACGACGCATTAGAAGTTTTAATCCTTCTGGTGCATCTGTTTGGATCCACCATGCTGTGGTTGAAGTAATTCTTGAAAGATTTGCTTGCCCATCACCCAGTAATCCCATAGATTTAACAGGATTAATGTCGTTATCTGCAGTCCCAGTTTTCAATACAGATTTAAGTAGTGTTTCTGCTTGGAACACATTACTTGGTCCTGTAACAATCTGAGTAGGTGTTAATCTAATTCTTTTACCGTTATTGTCAACAGCATTTCGAATTTGAATAAGCATCTGCTCTAGTGAAGTTTGAGACAGTGCAGCAGCATTCGTTAAGGTATTACTAAAAGTACCATTTACAATCGGATGATTGTTAGCACTTAAAGCAACACCATCACCGCCTGGGTAGGCAGCATTGAATGCTCTGTTCATGATGTTAGCAGTTAAGGTTTCTTTAGTTTCAATCAAAGATTGTGCTAAATGTTTAGCATAAGTTTGACCTATTCTAATATGATCCCCATCTTCTACCAATACTTTGGTTAGCGCAAATGCTAAGCCATAAACATGGTATAGATACCGCTGTACAAATAAGATACCACCAGATTGGTAAGTAACAGCCATACCGTCAGGCAATTCAGGTGCTGCACCGAAACCATAAAGAACTGGTTCTTCATGATAATTTCTCGGTATACCTTGTTGCTCACGGAAAACTGCTTTCCATTCGTCGGCTCTTTGTTCATAGACTCCATCAAATACTTCGTTGAGAATTGGTTCAACGACGGATCGGAAGTCTGTACTACGCATTGGAGTAGCCATAGTCTAGTCCTCCTTTATACAGAATTAACTGGTGCTTTATACTGTGATTCGTTTATACGAACACTTACAGTAACATATGCGTCAGTTATTCCATTATCTGGTCCCCCAGCAATACCTGTAATCTGGAATTGTCCAGAGGTTGCTTGGATCGCAGTTAATTGGGTTGATGAAAGTCCTACTTGTGTAGAACCGCCTGGTGAAGCCACAGTCCAATCACATTGTTCACCTACGGCAGTTTGTATTGTTGTGCCTGAAGATGGATTAGTGTATTGAACATCAAATATAGTTTCTGGGTCATCATATACCCAGGCAATTATATCTGTTCCAGCAGTACTGGCTGGCCAAAATGGTGATAACGATGGTCTTCCAGTAGAATCGTTGTACTGAACACCAGCGAAAATACCCAGCATGCTGATTCCATCAGTAGTACCAGATCTGGTACCATCTGAGGTAGCTAGCTGAATAACACCTGCATCAGTCAATTTGACTGGATCGCCTTGGAATACATTTTGTGCGTATCCCGTAGCTATTACATAAGCCTTCGCTGTAATTCTTCCACTATTGTGGTAGGAAGGGCGAAAGCCAAATGGTGCACTTGTCGATGACATGTTTTGCTCCTTAGTTGGTTAATAGGTTGTTCGTCAGGAAAGTTCAAATGAACCATCCCTTTCTTCACCTAGCCCCTTGGTACCGTCACCTTGTTCTACTTTACTACCTGATGCATTTGCCTGTTCTTCTAAGAACTTCGCAGTGTCAGCAAGTTTACCTTCTTCTCTATTTGGAGCATCATGATGAGCTTCCATCATAAATTTCTCATATAAAGACATCGGTAATTTAAATGCTAACATTTCATTTACACCAATAAATCCTTCCCAATCTCCTGTTTTTAATGTTGCATATTCCCAGCCAGGAACATCTTCTGGCTTCACTGCTTCGTATCCTAGACGGATGCGTTGTTGAATGGAATCTCTCGGATTCGTAGTTGTTAGCCAGCACATGTGCCAGCCAGGTAACTCTGGTAAGTCTGGTAAGCTAGACTGAAATAATTGTTGACGGAACATATCTACTCGCTCGTCTTCCGTAAGTTCTCTATCTTCAGTTACTGCACGATCGTTCATCGCACGGCTCTTACGTCCTTCATCAGCTTGTTTCTTTAATCTTTCGTCGGTCATATACTCGCTCCTTTTTTCAGCGATACAAAATCACTATAGTTTAGTTTAAAATGAAAGTAAAGGTAAAAATAAATTTTTTTCATTTTCATTGGTTTTCCTTGTCATATTGTGCATATCTTTTAACATATTTAGTTCTAAGAACAGGATCATCCCATACACCTGCATCCATTAATGCTTGTTTTCTTTCAGGACTTATATAAATTTCTTTTCTGGTAGAAGTAGGTGCATGCTCTTTACCTGAACCTACGGCTGGTCCTCCTCGTGCTTTACGAGTGTTTGTTTTCTTAGAAGTAGTTTTAGCAGGAATATCTTCTTCATCAAATCTTTCGGGAAGTCTTCTTGCTGAGCGTAAAGTCAGTTCATCCCAATATTCTTCAGTTTGAGGATTATAACCATCTTTACTTAATGCTTGATCAATAGCCATAACAATAGCTGAATCTTCATCTCTACCTTGAGAATCATACCAGGGATTTTCTTCCATAAATTTTTGAGCATGATACATGGTTCTATCATCTACTGCAGGTGCTTCTTGAGGAACTTGAGATGCGTGCTGTTTAGCTACAGAAAGTTGCTGTGCTTTTTGCATAGCTTGGTCTCTGTATTTCATAGCCTTTGTTACATCTTGCCCATTATTAGTTTCTACAGCTTTAGCTATAACTCTATCTGCCATTTGAACTTCTTTATTAGCTTGAGCAATAGCTGTATCATAAGTGCTTAACTCTACTTGTTGAGATTTTCTTTCTTGAGCCGTTAATCTTCTTTCTAAATCGTCATTACGATTTCTTAAAAAATCTAACTCAGTTTTATCTCTTTTTATAGCTGTTTCTCTACGGGATTTTCTTTCAAGTTTTTCTTTTCGCCTTCTTTCACGAATAGCTTCTCTTTCCTCATCTACTTCAGCTTCAGCCGTCAAAGGTTCATCTTCAACAGTTTCCTCTTCTTCAGGTTCTTCTATTATTTCTGCATCTTCTATATTGTTTTCTTCATCAGATGTAGGTCCATCTTCTACTATCACAATATCATCTAATGCGTCTTCAGTAACTTCTTCTTTCTCATCAGTTTCAATGAGAACATTATCTTCTTGTTTTTGGGTTTTAGCCATAATTTTATCTCCTTATCAGATAAATGCTTTAATCTTTAGTGGGTCTCCTGTTACTTGACCAATCACATCTAGATCATTAAAAATAACGAACATTGCGGTGTCATCTTTGGAATCTCCTATGGGAACTTCCCATCTGTCTCCTCCATATTTTGCCACTCTAATATATTCGCCTACCTTACACCAATCACCTTCTGGCCAATTTTCCATCGTATTACGATTTTTAAATGCCAGAGGACCTAGTGCAATTACTTTACCAATCTGTGTATTCCACTTTTCGGTATCTTTAGTATCTGTCGTCAGAATAATACCACCAGCTGTTTTCTTTTTAGCGGTTCGTATCTGAATCAGAACACGGGAACCAAAAGGTACTATTCCTGCGTCTATTGCAGGAAATGCCTCTTCTAGCGTATCCTCATAAGTTGTCGTCACCATACTTCTCCTCTTCGGTTAGTTTTAAAAGTACATTAATAGCTTCTTCGTATCCAGCTACTACTCCAACACGATAACCGTACTCAAAATTATCGCGTTCTTGAGGTCTTTTTAAAGCATCTAAAGCAAAAGTAGATTGCTCTGCTTTTAAAAGATTCAATAGTTTTTGGTCAATCATAAAATATCTTCTCCCATCGCCATTCTTTTATGTTGATTAATATGACCTCCTTTAGAAAGTTTTGCGGTTTTTTCAGAATCTTTAAAATCTTGTGCCGTGGGTGCACCAGGATCTCCTTTTTTCCGCATTTTTATTTTCTTGCCAGTGTCAGGATCTTTTAAACCTTTTTTAACTTTTTCCTGTTTAGCATGAATATTTGCGTATAAACCTTTAGCCATTTTATTGTCCTGTAACCTTAAATCCTGCTGCCATTCTTTTTCTTTGTGGAATGTCTGGTCCATCCATATTAACAGAACCGCCTGAAGCATATCCTTTAGTTTTCATTTTTCCACCTTTAGAATATCCTTTAGTTTTCATACCACCTTTGGCATACCCTTTAGTTTTCATTTTACCGCCTTTGGCGTATCCTTTACTTTTCATTTTCTTCTCCATTATAAATATTATCAAAAACACGATTCACATCTAATGTATAATCCAGATCTGATTTACTGTAATGCACATGTTGTGAAGGTCTAAACTCAGGTGCTCCTTCTCCTAAACTAAACCAAGCAGGATGAGTTACTCTCACTCGGTTATTAGGTAATGCAATAATATTACCAGTGTATTCTCCAGCATCCAGAAGTTCTAATACATGACTCTGTTTATGTTGAGCAGGGTCATCTCCGATTTCTGAATCAGTATAGTCTACAGTAAAATAATATTTAGCGGGATAAAATTCTCCATCTACTTTAGCTAGCCAAGGACAAGGAGAACATCTGTCCAACACATAAACACTATGAGTTCGGGATGAGCAATCCCAAGGTTGAGCATCATGTGTCGGCATGGGTTTTGGCCAATCATCAAATGGAGTATCCCCCACTAAAGCAGTTATAGGCATTCTTGCCCACATTGCTCCCCCATGCACATTTTCTTCTTCAGTATCATAAGTTTCAGCTCCTGTAAAAATAAGTTGAAAACTTAAACACCTATTAGGTAATGTTGTAACAGCTACCGCCATGGCATGTATAAATTCACCATGAAATTTCTCATGATTGTAGGTGTATTCTTTACGCACCCAACATTTAAAATACGGTATGTTACTTTGTAAAAAAGCCATTTAATTACATATTTCCTAATATAATTGCTATAATAAATATAATTGATATAACAATAATTTTCCAATTTTTCTTAATAGAAGTTAAAGAGTAAGCTTCGTTTACCAAAGGTGTTTTAGGATTATCTGCTTTGAATTTACCTTTAGGTGTTCTAGCTCTTTTAGGTGGTCTTCCTCTCTTCTTTTTAATCGGTGTTTTTACCATTTTTTCCTCCGTTATTTAACTCAAATTCCATCGTAAACTAATCGTTCGTTCGGTCTATTTCTTAATAGAACGAACGATTATGGTTTAGGATCAAAATCAATTCCTGATCCTGTAGTAAAAGAAGTTTTTTCGTCAGCTAACATTTCCATTTCAGCTAATTCTTT